TTCATCATTCTGTATACAGTCGGAAAGTTCATACTGACCGGCTCAGAGCTGCTGCCGTTCTGTCCATGAAGGCTTTCGAGCCATTCATCAACCGTGCCGACAAAGCCACGTTCGACGGCCACTTCATACGCACTCTTGCCGTCTTTGCCCGGTAATCCCGGTACTTGAACGGCAATGTTCAGCGGATTCGGTAATGTCAATTCTACTTTTTGTTTTTCTTCCATTTTTGTTCCCCCTCTTCGGCGATGCGGATTAGTGCATCGAAACATCTCTTATTATCGTCATTTTTCCCATGACGATTTTGTACGTCCAGTCGGGCGTATGAATAAATACATCGTACTTTGCGTGCATGACTTTCGGATTCGCTTGAAGGCTTACCGATGACGGAATCCGGACCTCGGCCGTATTCCCGTTCATTCGGCATTCGCCTTGCATAATTAAAACCCCGTTCATCGCTCGGACCTTCATTACAACACTGGCGGCAGAGTAGTCGCCGTTCTCTGCCGGGATAACGTAATTCCTCGCCCAGTCCGACCCGATGTGTAATTCGTCGTCGAAATGTATCATCGCTATACCCTTTCGTACTTAATGCCGATAATATCAACGATAGACGAGTTTTGGACGTTGATTGCAAACATTGTGTTGGTTGACGGAACCCCAGCCGAACCCATGTCTGACGTTCGTACTTTTGAATTGATACGCCACAAACGATTATCTGCATCTATTAACACGACAGGTCCGGGCGTACTCATTACATAATCCAGTGCATAAACCTTGTGTTCTGCAATATATTTTTCGTGTCCTTCATCATACGAACCGATAACTAAAATAGTATCGAACGTTGTAAAGTCTTCCGACAAGTAAATATCGCCACGATGGAAATCATAATTAACTGCATCACCGCTGTATGCCGTGATTCCCGTATTAGCGTTATTCACTGTCCGCACGTCGACCCCGTTATTAAGGCTTTTCATGTGTTCCCAGTCGATAATTGACTTCATAACTAGCGGCTTTTTGTGGCCGCCAACAATATCAATAACATTCGACTTAAACGCCATAAAATCGGCCTTATCGGCCTTCTTGTCGAATTGCTTCTTGTGTGCGTCCGTGGCTTCGTCGTGCGTTTTTATTTCCTGACGCACTTCGTCGGCTGATAATCCTTCGGTAACTGTGCCGTCGACGGTTACATTTTCGGCGTTAGAATAGCCGAACGCAACCGTAAGCGTATGCCGTGTTTCGCCGTTAGCCCCCATAACCGGAAGCGTCGCCGGCGTGTCGTCCGTCATGGCCGAAAACAGTACCAATTGTGCATCGGCGTTGCGTACATAAAACCCAATTTCACACAAGGTAATCGCATCTTGAGTACCTCGGTTCGATACTCTAAACCGAACCTTACAATCTACCCCGTCTTGAATAACGCTGATAATATCGGCCTTTATCTTCTTATGGCCCAGGTCTGTTGCCTGTTCAATGTCACTGACAGACCCGTCGCCGAACCATATTTCCTCGATTTTCAGCTTCATTTTGTTTGCCAACAACTCGGCGTGAATCTTTTTCCCGGCATTGGTCAGTTTCGCTTCGCTCCACATATTTTTTGCTCCTTTCTATCCCTTTACACGGTTTCGAGTGCCAAGCGGCCGCCGTAATAAACTCGTTCCCGGATTTCGTTCATTCGGTTAATCGATATATCCTCGTTCACGCTTTCGGCCACGACACGACCGCCGAAGTAAATTGTTTCCGTACTCGACTGTTCGCTTTGTGATTTCATGATTAAATTCTTCGGGATAATCGGTTCGGCCCAGTCGTATATTTCTTGTACTCGGTTGGCCACGTCTCTTGACAACGTAAACCATATTTCGTATTTATCGCCGTTGATTTCGGGTAATACATTTCCGATGCCGAACTGGTCGTCCAAGAGTTCTTGCAGCTTTTTAAGCGTATACGGTCTACTGCCTCCGAGTAACGTCATGATGCGGTCACGACGTACCTCGACCGTGTCATTGACTCCGGGTAGAACGTCGAAAATCGCTTCCCATTGCTCCAGTCCGTACCCTGTAGCGGTGCTTATGTACTGATTGATAAGAATGTCGCACATCGCATCCCACAACGCCCTGAATTCGGGATTTTCAATTTGCATAATTTCCTGAACGTCGAGGCTGTCACGACTTACCGGCGTAAGGTATCTCGATATATCAATATCACGTTCCAAATTCACGCTATGCACCCACTTTCGTGAGTTCGAGCGTTCCCAGTACCGGAACCGCTTCTGCACCTACGCCCATATTCTCTTCCAGGCCCCTAACCCGAACGCTTGTTACGTCAACGACTCCGGGAATGTTCAATAAGGACATCAGAATATAAGCCGGTCTGACGGTCGTTCCCTCCGTGTCGGACTTCTTGCCCCAGGCGGCACGCTCTTTGGCGAAATACTCTTTAATGGCCTTTTCTGCCACGGGCTTTACATCTTCTATGCCGACCCCTTTTCCGAGTATTACGGATGCGGATACCGGAATGGGCGTTGCCGTCACCGCCTTGACCGTGACCGTGTGACCAATCGGAGCAAGGCCATAGCCTTTGCCCTGTGGCGGCGGGTCCATGACTTCTTGAACTTCCTTAACGAGCCCCTCGTCGGGTACTTCGTACTCGGTATTAATAATCACGAGCTTAACCGTACCGCCGCCATTCCAACAGCGGAACACTTTCACACCGCCAACGCCGGGAATGGCAAGCGTTTTTTCTTTATAGTCCGCTCCGTTTCCGCCGTAGGCTTTCGACTTCAAAGCCTCGAAATACCGTTCTCGGAACGTTTCCGTGTCTTCTTCATCTTCGCCAGGCGTAATGACTTTTGTAATTTTGGCACTCGTTAGGCCGTTGACGGGAATAATCGGCGTAATATCTCCGATTGTTGTATTACCGCCTCGGCCAAGCTGTTCGCACTTCATCTTATACGTATGTGCGTTGTCATCGACAAGCTCCGTTACAATGAAGTTGTAATTGCCGGAATTGAACCGGGTATATAGCGGCACCGGAATGTCGAATTGACCAAGCACCTCGGCCGGTGTGGCCGCTTCCGGGTAAATATTAAACTCTGCGGCTCGGAGCGTTAAAAATTCCCTGTCCGCTGTCGTGGCGAACGTCTGCCGGAGTATGACCCTAGCCATAATATAAGCCTCGGCCAACTCCAGGGCGGCCGGTGCTGTCGCATCGTAAATAATCGACCCTTCTCGTTTATCGAAAGTAGATCTGACTCGGGCTAACATCCTTTTTTCGATTTTATCGAAGGTCATATTTTCGTACATTTAAACGCTCACCCCCTTTGTGATATTCTCAATCGTTCCGAATATCGTTTCCACGTCGAACCTTGCAAATACATCTCCGTCGTCATGACTAAACTCGAATCCCGTAACTGATATGATTCTGTCGTCGGCTTCAAGTGCTTCCGTGATGCGACGTTGCAACTCGGCGTAAACGTACGGTATCGGCTGTCCGAATAGGTCTTCCAACTCGATGCCGTAATTCCACGAGTAAATCGGATACCGGTATCGCTCCGTACTTAATATCTTGAATACGGCTAACTTCATGGCTTTTAGCTCATCTGTAAAGCCGTTTATTTGCCCGTCGGCCTCGAACTCAACGTTATACGTATACGAAGGCTGACGGGTCTGTATAATCTCCGGCGAACCTTGCGTTGCCGAAGTCGGTAATAATTCATTTGCTATTTCGTTGTGCACCCCCTGTCGGGATTGTACCAACGGTCAAGGGCGATATACCTTTGGCCGCCACTTTCACGCAATAAAATGACTTTGTCGCCAAGGACAAGGCCGTTATGAACCAAGAATTTTTTGCGTCCTACATACCCATGATGATGCGGAGCATAAGCGGCATCGCCACTGCCTCCGCTTGCATCTTCCGTGATATGGTCAACGCTCATCTCTATTGTATGTTCGCATGTGTTCTTCGTCAGTAATATATTCGATTCCGGGATTGTAATTTTTTGGTCGATGGTAATTGCCAACGGGTCCACGCCTGTAACTTCTCCGACGAGTATGTCTGACATATCAAGGTCGGAAAGCGTATTAACGACGATGCCCTTCATCGCATCTACAATGCGATTGTAATCGTTATGCATTTACGTCGCCCCCATTCGTATAACCTTCGACGGTAACTCACCATTATGCCAAGCATAAGCTGCATCACCGTAATGCATGGCGTATCCTTGACTTGACGAATTGCCGAAACAACCACCGGCACCGTCAGCAATCACGACATGGTCATCGTCGCCGTATATCAACAAGTCGCCTTTATTGGCGTATCCGTTGAACGACTCTGTAACGTACCCCTTTGCCTCTAGATTCCCTCGAAGGGTCGGTACGGATGCAGTACCCTTGTTATATTCATCCGCAAGGTCCTTGTTATACCACGAACCGGCTGCACACACCGTATCTGCACACCCTACAGAACCATACGGGCTCACTCTGCCGTCGTTCATGGAAAATGCCGTATCGACCTGTGCCGCTGTGCCGCTTCCTGTGGCCATACCGCCGATACCCATATGCCGTGCCTCCGACTTCTTTTGTGCCGCCTGTATCTTCTTCACGGCTTCCGCATCTTCGTTCTTCGTGACTTCCGTCTTGCGTTCTTCTTCGTAAGTCACGAGTAAATCGAGGTCCATTAAATGTACCCCGGTCTTGAACGTGTGTGTGACGGACTCAACCATCATGTACTGATTGATATTTACGTCGCCGAAGTTCTTGTTGATATATAACAAAGAACCGCCACGGATCCGAACATCTCCGATAACGCCTTTTAGCCGTATATCTCGGGTCTTTCTATTCTTTAGCTTTAGCATGTTGGCCGCTCGCTTGACGGCATCCACATCCTTAGCATCGGGAACCAATACGCATTGAAGGCGGCCCCATTCCTCGATATGTTCCTTGTCCATTTCGACGTACGTATTATTTAGGACTTTTCGCTCGCCGTCGGGAACAGTACGATAAACCTTAATCATGTCGTATGTGTCCTTGTCGATAGAAGTTTTATAATCGACATCCGTCATGCAGTCATCATCGATATATATATCGGTCTTCATTCCCTCGGTGACCGATTTCAACATTAGCTGACCGCCGTCGTCGTACAGTTGGTAATATTTTTGAGTCTGTACTGTCGTAAGGTCCAAGGCCCGTTGGATAATATCGGCGAGGGTCTTGTCTTTCTCAATGCGTTGCGGTTTGGCCGGGAATTTATAAACCGTGTTGTCGATTTCCCCGACTTTCAATCCGAAGTCCTCGGCAATGTTCTTAATGAGGTCCGTGGCGGTAATATCGCCGTATACGTAACAATCCTTGTTCTTTAAGTACCGCAACTGGTCGTAAGCCGTTACGGAGATAATTGCCGACTTGTCCCGGCTCTTCTCGAATACCGTTCCCACGAACACCAATTCGCCGTTTACTTTAAACTCAATGTGATTGCCCTCCGTGAAGTCCAGTATGTTATCTTTCGGGATTTTCAACGTGAGTTTCGACGGCTCGCAATCAATGCCCCTGGTCAGTTGCACATCATCCAGTACGTCGCATAAAAACGTCTTGTCCTTATTCGTAATGACGCATTGATACTCCAAGGGTACGGGCATCGGGTACTTTGTGAGTACCCGACCCGACTTTTTAGGCTCTTCCTTTTTCTGTTCGTCTGCCATTACGTCATCCGACCCCCGTTCTGTACCTTCTCGGTGAGTGATTCGTCTTTTAATTTAATCAGCTGCCCGTACGTCAGAAGGGCCGGCACGGCGATTTTATTTAAGGCTGCAATGGCGAATAGGTTATCCGGATTGCCGAGTTGAGTCCGTACAACCTGTTGAAGCGTTGCCCCGAATCCACTCTTTACTGACTTCGGTACTTCCTTGCCCGTTGTCGGCCTATCGCCTTGTACCGTTCCCGTAACCTTTCCGTTTTCATCCGTCGTGACCTCGATGCGTTTTGCTCCCCAGTCTTTCCATTTCTTCAGCTTTACATTTGCATACATATCGAGACCCTCTTCGGCCGCCTCTTCAATGCTCCAATCTTCGAGCGTTGCCTTCATATTCGTCATGGCCAGCATCGCCCCTTTCGGGCTCATCCGAACCATGATGAACTGTATAACGCCTTTCTTTTTTAACTTCTTCAACTCGTCAAGGTAGTATTTCGCCTTACGGCCCTTAAACAGTGTCGACTGATTGAACGGGTAGCTGCTATTAGGCAACATGAATTTGAAGCTGACTTCCGTCAGCCCGGGCGGCTTAATGATATTGACTTCACCCTTGCCGATGAGGTCTATTGTTTCGTTCTTACCGGCGATATTCGTCGTCATTTCGGCCGGCGGTATCGGTATCTCCATTCTATCAAGGTACATGTAATACACTAGATACCGACCCCCTGTCTTTGCCCGTTCACGGCCTGTTCGATACCCTTACGAAGATCCGATACGAATCCGTCCATATCAGTATCGTTATTAATCGTTACGTCGTTACTGATATTTACAACCGTGTTTTGTTTCGTGAATTTACTTAATGCGGACCGGACGGCTGCATCTCGCAGCTCTTTAATTTCCGTTTCCGTCATGTCGATTTTATCGGCGATTCGCCTGGTGTTATCTGCCGTTTGTTTAGCGTTCTTTGCCGCTTCTTTGCCGCCGCTTCCTCCGGCCGCTCCGTCCTTACCGACACCGCTTTCAATCTTCGACGCATCGTATTCGTCAGGCTTGGAGAATTCGGGCATCTTCATCATATCTCCGATGCGGTCACCAATCCCGTCGCCAATTTCGTACCCGGTTTGAGCGAAGTCTGAAATGTTCCCGTATTCCATTTTCTGTGCGACAGTAACCTCGCCGCCGGAAACAGCGAAATGCTCGGCCTGCAATACGTTTTCCCCGATATGGTCAATCGCACCGCCAATAACGGACTTAATCCCGGGAATGTTCCCGATAAGGTCAATAATGGCATTTACGGCCGCTTTTACATACCCGACGATACCGTTCCATATGTCAATAAACAAATTGGCAACAGCCGCCAACGGGTCACGGAATACGTTAGCGAAGAAGTTCGCCAAGGCCGCAAAAATATTCCACACGAATACAACCGTGTTGTATATCACGCCGCCCAGGATTCCGAACAAGCCTCCAACAAGGCCCGTAACAGATATCGACGTATCCGCAAAATAATTGAACACATCAACAGCCAAGAACACCAATGCTACAATAGCGACGATGCCGGCAATAATCCAGGTTATCGGACATGCCGCAAGGGCCACGTTTAGCCCGTCTTGTGCGGCGGTCATTGCAATAAGTGCTGCCGTTTCGGCCCAGTCTGCCACGGTTTTAGCCACGGTCGCAACTGCCGCCGCTCCCATGGCAAAGGCACTCGATGCAAGCGGAATCACTAAGGCCGTAATCGCTCCGGCTAATGCCACAGCCGCAATCTTCAACGCAACCATATGATTACGCACGAAGTTGGCCATGCCGCTAAAGGCCCATACAATTGTATTGATAGCCGCATCAACGCCACGAACGATAATCCAAAACACGGGTGCTAACGCTTCTAATGCCTCGGCTATTCCTTCCACGGCTTGTCGAACAGCATCACTATTCGCCAATTGTGAAATGCCTTCAAATACAGGCGTGAACGCTTTTAACGCCCTGTTCTGTATCATCGTGAAATGGTCGCCCCAACGCTTCGGCATCGTTTCAAATTGTGCGTTGATTTCCTCCATGTTCTCGCCGATAGCCTTCTTAATAACCTCGGCGGTAACTTTACCCTCGGCGGCTAATTGTTTAAGCTCTCCACGGCTTACGCCCATGGTTTTAGCAATTATGTTCTCGATAAGCGGTGCGTTTTCGGCAATGCTTCGGAATTCATCACCCTGTAACTGCCCTGATGCCATGCCTTGTGTTAACTGCAACATGGCATTCTTTTGGGCTTCCTTGCTACTACCGCCGATAACAAACAGCTTTTGAACGCCTTCCATAAAGTCGACCGCTTCCCTCGGGTCGGGGAAAGCATCATGGGCCGACATAGCTAATTGTGATACGGCGTTGGCCATGTCCAAATAACCGCCCCTAGCTTTTTGTGCCGACTGATAAATGCGTTCATTCAGAATGATAGCGTTCTGCTGACTCCCCGTAACCAAATTCATGCGGGCTTGTATCCCGGCGTATTCTTCGGCCGTTCCCATAAGCGACGAGATGCCGTTTTGTATGGTGGATAACGCTGTCGTTACCGCACTGGCTGCTAAACTACCAATCATCATTTGAAACGCACCGCCCATGCGTTCACTCATAGCCGTTGAACCGCTCGCAACCTTCTTCATTCGGTCGCTTAGGTTGTTCATACCGTTTGATGCTTTCCGGGTAGCCTGTGCCGCCCGGTCCATTGCGTCGGGAATGTTCGTCGACAGCTTTATATAATTATTGATGGTTGCCATGTGCTACCCCTTCCCGATTTTAGCCATTTCCGCTTTCTCGGCCTGTACGTGATAGTTCATAAAGGCGATTACGGCGGCTTTTTCGTTCTCATCCATGTTGACGAACGCCCTCGGCCTGATGCCGTACTTTACAAAGGCTAAGTACGCAAACGAGGTTTCTGGGTCGTCCGTCTTTATCAGTTTTTTACTTCTTTGATTTTGTCATCAAGGCCGACTTTAAAGCCCTGTGCCTCGGATACGGCACTGGCCAAGTCAGCATATTCGCCGGGTAATAACATCACTTTCAACAATTCGCCCGGGTCGTTTGCACCCCAAGAGTTTTGCAATTCGACTTCATCGAGAGTCGGGTATACGATAGTTTCGGTAATCAGATCCGAATTAAATCCTTCGTTGTCGAATCGTTCTTTATATTCACGGGTACCCGGTACAAGGACTTTTTTAGTATGACGGTCACGGATTCTATCGAGTTCTTTGGTCGTCAGTACTTTAATTTTCCACTCAATCGGCTTGCCGTTTTCGTCCTTGAAGCGGTCGGATGCTGCATATCCAACTTCACTTTCGATTTTTACGTTCTCTTTCAAAAACGCACTGAAATTTTCTGCCATTCTTTTTGCCCCTTTCGTTCACATATAAAAAGAAAAGGAATGAAGGCCCTATGCCTTCATTCCGTCCAATTCTTTAAACTTCGTGGCCCATTTTACGTCCTCGAACGTAAAATTGATTTCGTCTTCGAGCCATTCTCCGTCTGCATTGAAATTAGCGACGGTACCTTCATCGATATTACAACCCTTCAGGATAACCGTTTGTGACCCGGCGTGACTTGTCGGGTCTTCGTTTGTTACTTGCATATCGAAATACGTATCCGTGCCGCTCTTCATCATGTTTTCAATCATATCGTCGAAAATCGACGTGTTTTTGTAAATCGTCAGCTTGCCGCTTCCTTCAAGCGACGTAGATTTGTTGCCCTTCATCATCCGGCCCAGGATTGCCACTTGCTTTTTGTTCTTTTTGACAGTGGCCTTTAAATCTTTGGCCTGGAACAACAATTTACGAGTGCTGCCAACGATTATATAGCAGTTAGCTAACTTAGCACTGATTACGTCGGCCGCTTCCATTGTTCTGATTGCATCCGGCATTGTGTTCCCTCCTTTACGCTACGACGACGGTCATGTACAGTTTTTCCATGGAAACCGTCGGCTGTAATTGAACGTCGACCAAAACATCTTCCTTGTTATCGCCTTGCGACGGAATGGGAATATCTTTATCGTCGAAATTCTGAATCGCACGCACACGCTGATACTCTTCGGCCAAATAAACCAAATCAGCCCACAACGCTTTGCGGCCGTCTTCATCGTTCTGTACTTTATCGAGATACGTCTTATTGAATAATCGTGCGGCATCGATAGCCCAGTTATCGAGTACCCGGATAACCTGATTAAGTGAAAAATCACGGCTTTTTTCTTTCGTAAATTCTGTGAAGGTGTTGATGTCTTTCAGTACTCGGACTTCGCCCGTGACGTTACCGCCTACAGAATCCGTTACGGAATGGAACATAAACATGCCGTTCTTAATAGCCTGTTCCAACTCGAATTGCTTGTACTTCGTGTTAATCGTGTACTCGCCTGTGTACTTGCGGTTGCCGACCGTTTCATTGATTGCACACGACGCTTCTTGTCCCGTTACCCAGTATACGGCACTGCCTTTTTCCGCTCCGCTGTCTGTGACATCATTCAGTACAGATATAACGCCTTCATCATTCACGCCCTGCTTGCCGTGGATAACCAACTGGAATTTTGCCCCAGTCTGTACTCTGCAACGATGCGTGAAATTGATTAAAAGGCCCTTGATAGCGTCATCCGAGCCGGCATATCCAAGCACATTGAAATAGTACGGCTCAAGCATTTCCAGGCCGTCCTGATAGTTTTTCGTCGCAATGGCTGCTCCGTTCGTACCGCCTGTAAGGGCCGTGTAAGCAGAAGCCGCCAGTGTAGCCGCCTTCTCGAATTTCAAATACTCATTGTCGACAAGGTCCGCAGCCGTCTTTACACCAGACTGTTTTGCCACTGCTTGACGATTGTTGTCTGTCGTCATGTACGTTGTGACGATAAAGGCTCCGGAATTATCCGGATCCGACTGTACCGAAACCCCCAACGCATTACCTCTAATGCCTGCATACTTCGCTTTAGCAAGCGTGCAAGATGCGACAGCACCGTCACTATTAAGACGATAGAAATACCCAGTTTTAAGGCCCGTAAACAAATCTCTAAGGCCTTTCATTTTCGGGTGTGTGTAGTCATAGCCGAAATATTGCATGCAGTTTTTTTGGAATTCATCTGCATCGACTCTGAATACCGTACCCGACGGGCCGTAATCCAATTCAAGCATCATTGCCCCGAACCCTCGGTCGGATACTTCTGCCGATGCCCGTACTTTCGACACGAAATTAATATATGTGCCGGGTAAAACTTTGTTGTGGAACAAGAACGTTCCGCCGCCTAATGCCATTACGTTGTTCCCTCCTTATTCATTAACGGACTTTTGTACCCGGTGTGTAAGTGCATCGCTTAACACCTTATCCACTTCGTCCGCTCCGTATAACTGACCGGGATTCAATACAGTATCAAGAATATCTCGATACCGCTTAAATCGGTCAGATTGTAATATAGTCACCTTATCGAACCGTTCGACGATGCTCTTCGGCTCTTCTTTTACGGCGACTTCTGTGTTTTTATTGGTCGCTGTTTCCATTCTTTACTCCTTCCGTGATTCCGATTTGATGCATCGCTTCTTGTCGGTTCCATGATTTACGTCGTATCTCTTCCATGGTTAATGAGAAATGCATCACGCCGTCCGTTACCTTATACGAACGCTTTTTGCTTCTCATCAGTTGGCCGGCGACCGTTATGTACTCTAAGGCTGAATACAGTCGTTCGCCCACGTCGTGAAGTTCTCCTCGCACGTCCTCGGGTAGGTCCTCTTCGTTAAGAAAGTAGAGTATCTCGAAGTCGTTCGTCCGTTCGTACAGGCCGGAAACATGCAAATTTTCGGTAGAATTCACCAGGTCAATATAAAAGCACGGGAATTCTGCCCCGTTCTCTTTGAATTCGAGGTATACCGGTCGGCCTGTTTCCTTGTGAACGGCCGTCGCAATACCCGTAATAATGTTACTTATCGAGTTCACGTAAATACCCCCTGACAACCCTGTCGAGAATCCTCCCGGCGTTCCTATCCACGACACTTTCGGCCGCATCGGTCATATGTAACCCCTCGACCCAGGGCTTTTTAAGTCTTGCCCCGTGTACCACGCCGCCAATCGGTGTGCCAAGCATCGGAACGTATCGACCCACTTCTTGACGATGCCCTTCATCTACGAAAGACGCATACCGGGACGTGTTATACACTTTAGCCGCCGCCGTCGTTCCGGTTATCTTAGCCGCATCCACTCGCCACGAATTCCGTGTTTGCTGTGTATTGTAGTGGTACGTTAGGTATATCGCCTTGCCGTTTTTATCTCTACCCATAAAGGCTTTGACGGACCCTCGCTTGCCGACAGGCGTTCGTTTTTTTGCTTCCCTTACATATAAGGCCGCTAACTGATTCGTACCGGCTTCTAATACTCGTATCGTATCGGCCTTGCCGTCCAGTTCCTGTACCTTATTGCAAAAAGATTCAAATTCTCGAATATCAAACTCGACGCTTGCCATTATCGCTTCTCCAGTAATTCGAGTTGAATTTCCTGATGCGTATCGTATTGTGCCGGAGTGGATGCCGCCTTGTACCAGGTCACCCCTTCGTTATGCGATACGGCAATGCGTGACCCTTTCGGAATCTTCGCATCCGGATATGTGAACAGCACGATAGACTGGGTGAAGGATGCTACTCCTTCACCCGTTCCGGTCGTGCTTGTCTTATACGATATACGGCAAGGGTATATGCCTGTGTTCTTCGGCTTAGACGTAACGATGCCCGTGTCTTCATCTTGCTTGCTCACGTCAGCATACACGAACGCACTCATCTCGTACATTTTTTCAAGCTGTTTCCTCACTCGCCTTACCATTTCAGCCGTCGGTAACACGCCAATTCCCCCTTGCCGTAATTCGTCAATGCATCTGCTAATGTAGTCAGACGCAGGGACAAAGGCTCGCCGTTAAACTCGATTTTCGTATCGCCAATTTCGATTGATTTCGCCATATCATCGGCATCACCAAGAATATTTTTGCCCTGCATTTTGATTAATTCTCCAAGTGTTCGATATATGACGACTCGCTCGAGCCCAACGGGAATCTCTGTCTGATTTATATCATTGAGTATGCTCCGTTCGACAACCTCGGAAATGAAATCAATCGAGGTTTCGAAGGCGGCGATATCCGGGCATCCGGTCAAGTCTTCGGCAAGCGTGATAACCTTCTCCGTGTACTTATTCATCGGCCTGAACCTTCTTTTTATTTACTTGTTTGGTCGTCTTTACCTGAGTGGCTTGTGCATCTTCATCGGCCTGCACTTCTTCCGTCAAAGGCTCTTCTTCCTGAACGTCCACGTTCTCGGCGTTCATCACTTCCGACTGCTCCATGTCTATATCTGCGGCCGCTTCTCGGTGCCGCCTAATCAGCATACCCATTGATAACCCTCCTTGTTATACGGCTTTGAATGTCATCTTTAAGACTTTAGCCGGATTTGTTAAGCCCACTGCGTAATGTTCTGCCGCCGAAATGACCGTTGTTTTGGCCAAAATATCACGGTCCGTTTCAACGTCTGCTGCTTTCTTAACGTAAATGGTTACGGCCGGCATTACGGGTTGTCCGTCTGTTGCTGCCGCACTCATCTGTACCATGAAATTGGTAAAATTGCCGCCGGCTTTCGGTACACGACGAGATACAACGACTTCGCAACCGCAAATGGATCCGATTGCCCCGGTCATCATTAAATCACCGCCGTATTTAGTCTTGTCAATGAAAGCCGGGTCTTTACGGATTTTTGACAACTGTTCGGGGTGAATGAACAGTACCTTGGATACGTCGCTTTCTTCTGCGAATTTATCGACCCCGTTTACGATTCCGTCATACGAGATTTCATTCGTATCCGCAACCGTAAGCGTTGTCGTTCCCAACGCCGTTACAATATCTTCATCGACCTTGCTTGCGATAGACATCAACAGCTGACGCTGTGTTTCGCCGACCGGGTCGCCGTATCCGGATAAAGCCGCTTCGTCTGTAATTTCTGCCGCTTTACCGACTTTCTTTACGGATACTTTTGCCGTGCTTGCTTCGAGTTTAGATACGTCGATTGCAGCACCTTCGGCCACGTCCTGGGCATCGCCAATGTACTTAAACGCCGGAATCGTGATAGTGCTACCGGGACGACCTTCAAGAGTGTTGTCGATTTTACAAATCTGTGTAAATTTGATTGCTTTCGGCAAGCCGGCTGCAATCATATCCCCCATAACCTCGGGATTAACAAGGTTTGCTAATTTTGTTGCGTTTGCACTTGTAGGCATGTTGTTATTCTCCTCCGTTCGTTAACTGGTCGTACAGTTCTTTATCCTCGTTATATAACTTGACTCGTTCACCATACGACATTTTGTTGAATTGTTCTTTCGTTACGCCTCCGTTCGGCTTGTTTCCGCCAGGGTCTCCAGGCGTCGCCCCTTTAACGTTCGGCTTATCGTCACCGAAGAGATACCCGGCCTCCGTTACGAGCTTCTCAATCTGCTTGTCGAGGCCCTTGATTTTCCCGTCTTCGACCTCTGCATCGTTAAGGTCAAGTAAGGCACGCACGGCCTTTACGCTCTTGGCCTTTGCCGTTAATAAAGCACGGTCGACAATCCCGTCGATTTCCATGTTTTTTACTTTCTGTGCATACTCCTTTTCGCGGGCTTCGCTTTGCTTTTTGAGGTCTTCAATTTGCTTGCTCAAATCCTCGTTGCCTTTGGCTTTCTCTTTCAAGCCGTCCAGTTCCGTTTTGATTTGTGCCAATTCCGTTTTGGCTGCCTTCTTCTCTTCGTTCGTTGCGTTGAATTGTGCTTTCGATACGTAATTCTTTCCGTAATCCTCCACAATCTTATCCGCAGCTTCGTCCGTTACGCCTAACGCCTTTAACTCTTCTTTCGTCATTCTTATGACTCCTTCCTGTTACGCTTTATTTTCGAGTGCTACACCACTCGTTACGGTCTTGTTCTTTTTCGCCTGCAATACCAAAAAGGCATGAAAAAAGCACCCACGATTGTGAGTGCTGTATTAAATATGTTTTCCCTTACGGTTAAAAAATAAGCCGTTCCCAAACCTCCACGGGCACCTGCTCCAACGGCTTGCCCGTATCAATGGCCTGTTGTAACGTGCTGATTTTCCGCTTTATTCCTTCGTCGGTGTTGTCTAACGGGTCAATATCCAAAACCCTGTCGAGGGAATCCTCCCCATACTTACGTTCGTATGCCTCTACCGTGTCCGCAAGCCGTTGTAATAAAGTCATCTCGAAACCTCCTTACGCAAATGCGACGATTCCGACAATGAAGTGCATAAATTCCGGGTCGTCTGTTAGTTTTGCCTGTATATACTTTTGCTTTTCGGTATCATATCGTTTGACAGTCCATTTGTCTGCAAAAAGAGTTTGAAGCCCCATACTGATTGCTTCCGTATCTCCCCATTTATATATCTTCCCGATATAAGGCGATATGAAATCATCAGCCTTGACAACTTCTTTTGCCGTATATCCGGCCGTCGGAAAAAGGTCTTTGAGTCGCACTTCTTCATCGTTTGCCGTTCTCCGCTTTATGAATTCTCCGGCTAACCGCTTGACATTCGGTCTTAACGCTTCAATCATATGCCCGACTTCATGATACGGTGTCGTTCTGCTCTGGCCGTCTAAGCAAATCGTATAATAATCGTTTCGCCAACTTCCCGGAACCTTTTGATTGACGTTCCCCCGGGCATCGCACGCATACGGAGCGAAAAACCCTCTGTCCCTATGCCTTGTAATTAACGTGCGGCCCGATTGCTTAAACGAATTGTACCAATCTTCCGGGTAGTGAGTAAATACGTTTTTTATATCGGCCTTGTTCTTCTTGTCCGAATTCTTGTAGAAATCAGAGTCGGGCATTTCCGCACCCATACGCCTGTATTGAGAGAATACTTTTTTTAGCTCTTCCGGCTTTTCGACAAGTTTCGCTATGCCGTGTTTCTCTGATATTGCCTTGCCTGCGTTGATAATATCTTCAACGCTTGCCGTATCTATGTCAATATTCAACACATCTTTTTTGGCTTTCTTCTTTTCCTTTCGGGCCTTCGATTCCGTCTGTTCCGGCTGTGCCTTCTTCGGCTGTTTTTCAACTTCGCCGCCAAATTCTCCGACGTATTCCCGTTTCCAGTCTTCATACTTTAATTCGCCGTCGACGAATACTGTTTTGCCTGTCTTCGGGTCCCGGGCCGCTCGTTCAGTTCCGTAAACGGCCGGGATATACGGTACTGTCGTACTTCGGCAATGACAGTGAAACGGAGGTATCGTAATGCCGGGCTTCGCATCCTTGCACCGAACGTATTTCCCATCCATGCGACGACATATAGGGCTTGTCTTGCTGTCGAGTGTGGCCAATATCTCCACAGCGTCAACGTCAAGTTCGGCCATGCAGTCCATAAACGCTTGTGAATGTACCCGTGCAAGTTCCGTTTCGACCAGCCTGTTGGCGTTATTATACGACGTGTTCATCCGCTTTGCTATGGCCTCTGACATAGTAGCCGTACCGTCACCGGCAATAAGGGCCTGAACGAAATCGTTCTGCAAGTTCGTTGCAAGTTGCTTTCGATTATCCCATATCCTTGCCGAGAAGTTTTTGCCGTCCGGTGCCCACGGTGAGTCGATTATCCGTTGTATTGTTCGGTGGTCAACTTGTGCATACATATCGTACTGGCCCTTCATCGACTGCGTCATCCAGGCGGCCCGGTAGTTCGACGATTCGTATACATTACTTAATAGATCCGAGATAGTGCTGTCCTGGTATTTCGCCCACAACTCTAACTCTTGCACGGTGTTTATATATAACTCCTGCACCCGGTCGAGTTGTTGCCGTGCTGACGCCTGTTTTAGCATCTTTTTATGCTCTGCCGATAACTCATCCCGTTCGGCTATGTCCCTGTATTCTTCCAGGTCCATGTTGAATGCCTTCAACTCCCGTGCGTTTAGTTGTTTTTTCGCATCGGCAAGGCTCATACCGTTCTCGTTCGCATATCGTTGATACCAGTCGTTTATATCCTTCTCCAGTCTACGAATAACGGTATCTGCATACTTCCTAAGGTCCTTTTTAGGCCCGTCCGCTTGATGCATCGCCCGTTCCATTTCTTCTTCGTACCGCCTTTTCCAGTATTCTAGCGACGAGTTATTCGGCATGATTATCTCCTATATAATCCGCACCTATCATCGACTGCTGTTCCGCTTTTAGTCGTCGTTCTTCTTCGATAACATCCTTTACCCACGGGTGATTTGCAATAATTGTTTCGTTGCTGATGACTCCAACGCTGTTACGACAGTTATTAATCGTATCCCCTTCATTCATCGGCAGGTCACGATTAAATGTAAATTCCACATCCTCGGCTGCCTTTTGTCCGGTTAGTCCTCGATAGGTATTGATAAACCATAACAGCCGCTCGAGTCCTTCCCTGATACCCATTTCCATTTCATTCGCATCCAGGTCAATATCGGAATACATCGATGTTATGTTCATCTGATTAGGATTGTTACTCATTCGGTCGTCCTTGCTGTCGAACCCTCGGCCATTCTCGATGATTGCCTTCTTCAATAGCTTGATAATGACCTCGTAATTGCTTGCGTTTACGTCTATATGTAGACTGTCCACGCCGCCTTCTACCCCGTCGACTGTCCGCACCTTAATGGCTCCGTACTGTGCCAGGTTGGCCCTGAAATTATCCAACTCCGTACCGTCGTAATTCTTAATAACAAGAATCGTACTGCGAATATCTTCCTGCATGTTATCGGCGTAATTCGACAACATCGTATTGAGTGCATCCTGGAGGCTCTTTATCTTGTTGACAAGCGGTATTTCCTCTTCACTCGTGCGGAACGGGATTAACGGCACCATATCCCAATTATACGGAACGTCATCGATAGCGAAATTGGCCGTTCGTTCGTGGTCCCGGTCTTCTACCAGGCTTCCGTTTTCATATACGAAATACTGCACCCCTGTTCGGTCGTAAAACTCAACCTTGGTAATTTTGCGGTCCATAATGCCTTCGTATGTGTCAATTTCGTATACGTATGCAAAGGCATCGAGATGCTCTTTTTCTTCGTCGCTCCAAAACGGTAATACCTGTTCGGGCTTCATTCTCTTAAGCTGTAATTGCCCCTGTCCGTCTATATACGGGTGAACATATCCTACGCCGCCCATGTATATATCTTTCCCGACGGCCTTTAATTTACGCCGAACGCTCATCGTAAAGAAGTCTTTTATGGCTTCGTCCTCCGACTCTACCGTGAACGGCTTCGCTAATAAGTAATTAACCTTTTGGTCGACCAGGTCATCGAACCGGTTATCCACAATTTTATTATTCGGCATACTCGCCAACGCAACCGTTTTTCCGCTTCCGTCTACAACGCTTCGCTCCTTGTGTAATATATCCTGCTCGCCGTTGTAATATTTTCGGCCGGTAATCATGGCCCGGCGTTCTTTGCTACTCATCCATTTCTGTAACTCGCGACTCAAAAACTGTCGCTCCGTCATCGGTGCATTATTCCGTATAGCCCGATTGATTAAATCGCTTATAAACACGCCTTCCCCTCCTTATGTTACTAAAACGAAAAGCGTTCGCCCTCGTTCATCTTCTCGGCGATACCCGTTGTCGCATCCGCTGCATCGTCATGTGCGTTTTTTCCTTCTCGCTGATGCCGTGTCATCGCTTTATAATAGTCAGGCCATCGGTCTTTCCAGTTTACCGGGAAATAAATATGCTCCATAACCCAGGTCGAATTCGATAATATCCTGGCCACTTTGTTTTTCGTCTGTGCGAACGTATTAATGACCGTTTTATTTGACTTATACGTGTCTTGTAGGATTCTTCGTACCTGCCTTGCAAACCCTCGGCCGCCGTTGTTCGATTCAAAGTCGGCTACATTTACATCGTTACGGTATAACATAGCCGCTGTTGCCGGCTCGGTTATCTCCATAGCTTCATCCGTGTAAAGCACGTCCAGTGCGTATGCCTCGCCTTCATACACGCCGTACACAATTGAGCAAAGGTAATCAGCACCTGTATCAGCCGTATCGGTATAATTCCGAATGGCCGTGAATAACGGATTACCGTTTGAATCGGTCGGGATGCGGTCATACGTCTTAAAACTCGAATATAGCTGCCCTTTAAGGTCGATAGGCTCTTGCTGATAGTTAGCCGATGCAATATCCGCACCCATAGCCCGTACTTTTTCTTCATAGCTTCGCCGTGACAATATTTCATCACACAACATACTGCCGTCCGGCTGTAACGCCTGCATCGTAATCACCTTGGCCGCATCACTGAAATGCTCAATGGCTCGACCGGCGAGGTCATCGCTAGCCCAACGGGTCATGATGATAAGTATCTTGCCGCCTTCTTCAAGACGGCTTAGCATTGTGTTGGTGAACCAATCCCAGTGCTTGGCTTTTACATTCTCGTTGTAGGCTTCCTCGGCGTTCTTGATAATATCGTCGATGATTAACAACGATGCCCCAAACCCGGTTGCCGTGCCGCCTGGTGACGTGGCCAAATATGAATTGTAACCGCCGTCTAAACTCCACATGTCCATGCTGGCATCGCCACGCTTAATGCTAATATCCGGGAATATATCAGAATATACGATGCGGTCCCGGTCTGCCTTTATTTCCTGTATATCGTTCCGAACGTTTTTTGCAAACGTTGTTGATAATGTCGTGTTGTACGACCCGGTCATTATCTTTTCGTGCGGATGACCGCCGAGAATCCATTCGACAAACATTTGTGCCGTTCTGCTCTTCCCGTGGCGTGGCGGCATGTTCATGATTAATACTCGTTGCTCCGGGTCCTCGAAAAACGCCTGCAAGTCGTTGCACAACTTTACGATATACGGCCTATCCTTGCGATAGAAATCGGCCGCCTTCAAGCTACAATAATAGAAAAACTCACGCCGGGCCAACTCGTATTTGAGTTGCTGCATGAGTTCCGGTGTGAGTTGCATTATATCAACCTTCTTTTTCGATTAGCTTCTTAATATCTTCTGTACTGATTCCTCGCAACGGGTTTTGAACCTCGGCACTGACTTCCATTTCCGTTTTGTCCGTCTGCCCTAAGAATTGCTTGCCTAAGAATATCGCCATCGCAGCGGAACGGTCGGCCAACTTCCACTGCTTACGCCGTAAGCTAATCTTGCCGGCACTCCGCTTTTCCCGAAAAACATCGGAAAAACGCTTCCCGTATGTCCTTCTGCACCAAGCGTTTAACGTCTTATCCGTAACCCCAAGCACGAGCGTTATTTCTTCTTGTGTCGCCTGGATCTGACACATGGCCTCGAACTGTTCTTGCTTGATGACCTTTCTCGGCCGTCCAGTGTTACTCATTCGCTATCGCCTCCCGTTTGTATCGGGAATTCAATATTTGGGGCGTACAATATTCCCAACTGACCTGGTGATGCATCCGCATGTGCTTATCACCCATAGCTGCGACCTTTACGCAAGACGGAGAATACATAACCGAATAAAACGACTTTACGTATGTTCCGCTGTCGAGATACATTTCCGTTAATCCTCCGGCGTTCTTTTGCGTTTGTCCTTGATTCAACATGAACGCCATCGGCGTGAAAATCAGCTTTCCCTGCTCGCCGTATCGCACATACATGGTTGTATCTTCGTTGATGCGACCGTAAAAATAAAACGGCCTATCCGTTCTGCAAAAAAAACTGTTCATCGCCTTACGCAATATTTTTTTCTTGAAGTTTCCATTGTCCACGCCGCCGATAAAGTCGCCGCCTTGGGCCATTGCAACGGTAATCGCTCCGGATACATCGAGAAAATCCAACATACATTTGAATATGTCATTAAGGCGATTTGTTTTGCACGACAATAATTTATCGCCGTCTTTATACCTGTGTGCAAAAAAATTGTAATCATCATCTAATACGAGGAAATGCGTAAGCCCAAGCTGACTTGCGATGGTGTGGCAGTAATTCCTGGCATATACCACGCCTTTATGCCCCGGCTCCAAATCTGCCGGGTCTGTTATCCTTGCCGCTGCACCCTTACTGAATACAATAACGGAATCATCGCCATACATCTGCAAATACGAATCCCGTTCCTCATCTTCATCGTCAACGATAATGTAAATCCGTCCTGTATATCCCTGATTGATTAGCGTTTGGTATGTCTTTACGTTTTTCGCTCGCCCATGACTCAAAATGAATACCGCAAATTGTCTACTCATTTTTCGCCTCTTCCTCGCTCAATATCGCTTCGAGGCTACTCGATAACTGTACATATCCGTTCCTGATTGCATCGTCATAATCGATAATAACCAGTGCCGATTGCTCCATTAACGCTTGCATCTCCGGACTGGCGTTATTGGCATAATACTCGGCAATCTTCTTGTAGTTAAATTGATTGTGCCTGTGTGCCGCTGACCGCAAAAATTGTTTTTCGGCCTCGCTTATATGGCTTTCGTTTATCTTCCATATAAGTTCAGTCGTCTTGCTGTTATCAAGGCAATTCTCGAGCGTTACCTGCTCGCCTGTCGGCTCGTATTGCGGTATGTTTATATCCTTCGTATATGTTTCATCCGTACCGTCGACGCTTTCCGTATCTTCAATGAATCCGAAATCTGACATGTCAATATCGACAATCCCTTGCAACTCTTCCAGTAATAACGACTGTTCCCATTCGGCCGCCTCGGCTACCTTGTTATCTGCAAGCCGAAACGCCTTAATCTGTTCCGGTGTCAAATCATCTGCCACGATGCACGGTACCGTCTTCATACCGAGTTTTTTTGCCGCTTTCAGTCGTGTATGGCCTGTAACGATTGTTCCGTTCTTGTCGATAACGATAGGTACTTTGAAGCCAAATTCCTCGATACTCTTCATCACGGCCGGAACAGCGTTATCGTTGATTCTCGGATTTTTTTCGTAAGGGATTACCTCGTTTATCGGTTTTTCGATGATGTTCATTTTTAACCGCCTTCCCGTATCTCGATGAGTTCATTATCTCGTGTACATTCGTAACGTCGTTACATCGAGCCTGTCTTGATATGCTTATATTCATCGCCGTGCATGTTCCGTTTTTATTATTCATGCACTTCGTCTTTCTGCATTTTATGATTGTCATATTTTCACCATACAACGAAAAAAGAGATGCCCGGCTGCTTGGGTATCTCTTTTTCCGTGTTTGTTCGTTATTTCTTTAGGAGGTGTTCAATCACACTATTATAATAACCGAAAAATCCGCACCGTTTCGGCACAAATCCGCACCATTTGTGACTGTTACGATTTTTTCCACTCGTCAAAAAACACGAAATGCGTCTGCACCGGAATGACGGACGGGCCGAACATCATCATCGCTATTTGCTCCAGGACCTTTCCGGAACGCTTACGCACGGCTGTTTCGCTCATGTGCAGCCTGTCGGCGATTCTCATCCAGGATGCACCATTGATAAATCGTTCTTCGGTGATTACTCGGTCTGAATACTCCAACGCCTCGATAGAACGGTTTAACCGCTTGATTAGAGGCTCGACCTTCTCCAGATCTGAATATAGTTTTTGCCGTCGTTCTTCGATGCGGTCCTGCTCGTATACGGCTCGCTCTTCCGGGCTTATCATAATCCCGTTACCTCCCGGCGTATGTGACAACGTAGGCACTTTCGGAGCGGCACACAGTGCTTGCGTGGCATTTAAATCTTCCAAATCTGCTTTGATATTTTTTATGTACGTATTAAATTCGTGGTATCGATGCAAGTACTCCCGTACCGCATTAATGTAGTCATTATGAAACACTGTGTGCGTCCTCCTTCTTGCTTACTCACTCTGCTTCGTTTGTTTTTACGATGTGTCTTCCAATCTCTTCTACAACGTTTACGGTAACGGCGTTTCCTGCTTGTTTGTATAGTTGAGTTTCTGAATTAACAGCAGCGGCCTGGTCGAATTGTTCATCCGTAAAGCCCTGTAATCTGAAACACTCCCTCGGAGTTAACCGTCGTATGCGAATCGGCTCGTTAAGCTCTAGCACACCGCTGCACTCTGCCGGACGGTTCGGCAGTCCTTTGTTGTTGATGTCTACAAATGTGTATAATCCCGTCTTTGCCCCCAGTCCGCCGCCCTGACCTATTAGCGTACGCGAAATTTGATTCCCGTCGTACACTCGTTCGCCTTGGCGGCCGCCTATAATCTCTCTAAGAGCTGCTGTACTTTCTCGTCGGATAGGTAATAGCGGCTGTTCGGATGAGTCTCCATAACGTCCAACAATGTAGACACGTTCCCTGTTTTGCGGAACTCCGTAATCTTTGCTGTTGTAAACTTTCCATTCAACAGTGTACCCTCGCCCCCCCCATTTCAGTGAGAACTTCAAAGAATCCTCGTCCTCCGTCAATAGATAACAAATTTTTAACGTTCTCGCAGATAAGCCATTCGGGTCGATTTTCTTCCGCTTCGTCAATAAGACGCATAATCTCATAAAATAGGCCGGACCTTGTTCCTCGTTTAATTCCTTTTTGTTTTCCGGCGATACTGACATCTTGACAAGGGAATCCGAATGTCCACAAGTCGGCTTTTGGCACGTCCCACCCTCTAACTTTTCGTACGTCATCTGCAAACCACAACCCTTCCGTATCGTACATTGCTCTATAGCTCTTTTGCACGAATTTATCAAATTCGCACCAACCGATACACTCCATTCCAGCTTTCTCTAGGCCTGAATGAAAGCCACCAATCCCGGCGAAAAAATCTATAAACTTCACATTTTCGCCTCCAGTACGACCTCGATTCTCGGTCGCTCGCTGTAGAATTTCCGTGCGAATATCTCGCATACAACGCTATCATCTTTCAGTACCGTACCGTTAAGGGCATCGAGTACACCCTTGACATAATTATCTGTGTCCGGCTTTGTCGTCGGTCGTATGTAGCCGAGTAACGCTTCCTCCCGTTTCTTTTTGCTAAAACTTTTAGGCATGGCCCGGAATACTTTCAGATTCAAACAACATGCCCGGTCAATCGGCGTGAAGGCCGGATCTGACAATAGCGGCTGCAACTCCAGTCGTATAAGCTGCTTGTATGACTTCGACTGAATCGGGTCATACGCCTTAATGAATCCGCCTTGCCGGGAAAATCTCGGCCGGCCTTGTGCTACCGGATTCCCGTATACGATTAACTCTATTTGATTTTTGTCTTTGTAATATTTTACCGGCATTTACTCATCTCCTCGAAAACCTTCTTATTTTGACCTGTAACGAGTTTTTAATTGCTCCGTGATAAAATTATCACAAGATATATAAAAACTCGCCACAGATACCAAATTTTTAATTTATCGGCTATTAGAACGGTAATTCTTCATCGACAGGTGTTCCCAAGTCCTCGAATCCGTTGCCCTGTGATGCCGGGATTCCGTCTTCCGATTTCTTCTTGTACGGGAACAGGGCCGTGCCGGCGGCTGTTGCAATGACGTTGCTTGAGTATCTCGTTTCCCCGTCCTTTTCGTATTTCGACGTTGAGAATCGACCGAATACCCATACTCGTTGCCCTTTCGTCCACTGGTCCATGCCTTCTGCCAACGCTCCGAATGCTGTGAACGGTACAAAATCGGCTACGTCTTTCCACTCGTCGCCGTCTTTAATTCTCCGGTTGCACGCTACCGTTCCACGGGCTACTGCCATTCCGTTTTTGCTGAACGATATTTCAATATCTCTTGCGAGGTTGCCCTCAAGTTGTACGTTGTTCATGTTGTTCCTCCTTCAATTCGATTAGCATATCAATGTACTGCTTGGCCTTCCTTAAGTCCTTAAGCGGTGTACCCTTCTTAGGATACCGGTACAGGTACTTCACAATGGCCCCAAGGTAGTACGCCTCTTTGCCCTCAGCACCTTGAGTAATCTCGCCTATAATCTCTTCGCACTCACGGCCTCGCCACGTGTAGTGATTCGGCTGCTTAATCTCATCTTGCCCGAATTCCGGTTGTCCGTTGACCGGGCTTCTGTGAATCGTTCCGTGTTCCATGCCTAACCTCCGTTAACGCTTTGTATATTCTTCGGCATCGTGTACTGCAACATATCGTTTTCGCTTTAATGTCTTCTCGCCGCTTCCAGTAGCTGAACTGCACCGAGCCTCCGCATATCGGACATGTCCAGTAATCGTGCTGCTGTTTTATCTGTTCCGTGTACTTTGCCCGGCATGAGGGGCATAACTTGCTATGCCCCTCGTATTCCTTGCCGCATCCGACGCACTCCA